ATAGTTTCATTTATTACTGATTCAGATGTTGAAGAAGTCTGACTCGAACCACTACGAAATTGTGGAACTACAGGAACAGCAAGTGTTCTTATAGGACATAGTAGTAAAAGTAATAACCAAAGTCTAGTCAATCGTAATACGGACAGTAGTAGATCCAATACAGCTAGTACCTGACCCTCCAGCAGTACAGGTATGGATTCCGCTAGATAAACTTGTAAGAGCAAGCGATCCTGCTGTACCACCTGATATAACTGTAGTCTGACCCCCAAGAATAGGAAGAGTTGCAATACCACTTGATGGAGTTATTGCAGTTTGAGATCCGTCACCAGCTTGATAACTTTCAGAGAGAGAAAACGCTGATCCAGCCGTGGTTACTGTTTTATTTGTATGAACTACGTTTGGCACTCCAGAATTATCAAAACTTCCTAGATTTAATCCACCAATTCCATTAGTTACGACATTATCTCCTGTACCTGTAGAAGTTGTGATATTGTTTCCGCTTATGCTGTAACTCGATGGTGCTGCATTTGTAATTACATAAGGCGAGTCTATGGATATTTGTGCAGAGGTTACAAATTCCTGTTTGATATTAGCGTAGACAGGTGTTGTTGCTAACAATAATAACGGAAGTAGCTTTTTCATTTTTTAGATTTAGGGTCGATTACTTCAGCACCTTCTATTTTAATAGGTGTTATTACCCTTATAGTCTGTACCATACCTTGATTTTCGGCAACTTTATCGTCTTTTTTACTACCATTTTTTCTACTTGCTTCAATGCCAAAGGTAGAAATCGCAGCCGTCAGAAGACTTGCAGGGAACGTGATGTCTTTTGGCTCATTACTGTATCCAGGCAATTCTATGTAATTAAGGCTTACGATAAAACCACTCCAAACGACTACACCCAATCTGACAAAAAGGCTAATAATTGCTAGTTGCTCTTCTTTGTCATCTAAACCTTCCTTAAGTTTCTGAAAGGCATTTTTTTTCTTTTCTTCAACCATAAGACAAAATTTTAGGCATACTAAACATAACTATAGCTTAAATTCATGCCTGAGATATATGCAGCCTTAATAGGAGCAGCAGCTACAGCCTTTGTCATGGTCTTATCTAACATAAGTAGTAGAAGAGATAGAGATATTGTTGAATTATTTAGTCGAATTAATAGATTAGAAAGAGCCGTAAGTCGTATGGAAGGCCAAAAAGACTAATCTTTGGTATGTTTGGGAAAGAACATATATCTTTTTTATGTACAAAATTTTAAAACCAATCTTGATGACCTTTTTGACAACAACTGCTGTAAAAAGGTTAGTGATTGATTTATTAAAATCAATCGCAAAACAAACTACCAATACTTTAGATGATAAAGCAGTTGAAATTTTAGAAAAACAACTTTTTCCAATGAAATGAAAATTACTAAATTTCTCAACATAGATATTGAGCCAGCCCCTCCAGAAATGGAATTAGAAGTCGAAATGCAATGTAGAGAAATTATGAAGTCTGATGATTTAGACAACATAAAAAGATATTGCACACATATGGTCAGAAAAAAATTTGATCAAGATGTATTTATGGCTTCAATGTTGAATAGATTGATCGAACTTGAAGCTAATGCTGTTGTAAAAGAATTAAGAAAAAGAAAACCAATAAATCCTATCGCAAAGTTTTTTCGTACTCGTCAAGCTCCTCGTCAGTAAAATCTCTGATAAATAATTTATCAATCTTGTCAATTTCATAATTAAATTTAAGGATTGCAGTTCTTATATGTTCTGTAACCCAACGACCTTCATCATAAACCACTTGAGCTTTGCCATTTTCTTTAATGAAAACATAATGATCTTGTCCTTTCATTTGTATTTCTAGAAAATTTTTCTCTAAGTTTTTACGTCTTATTTGTTTAAGTTTGCGTAACTTTTCTACTGATTTTCTTACTGGTGTCATTTTTTATAATCTGAAGGAGGAGGTGTAAGCCAGTAGCGTACACCATTTATTATTTTAAAGTGAATATTTAGATTAGGATCTTTAACTAAATATTCATCTTTGGGCTTAGAAAGGTAACTCTTCATTTACTCCTGTATCTATTTTCTGGGGATTAATTTGCCCATAAAGGCCGTAGTCTCCATCCATGATTTTAGCGTTGATGTATACACCTTCCGTGTTAATGTTCCCTTTTTCTTTTCCAAGATAAACTTTTCCAGATGATAATTTTGTATTTACTAAGTTTTGCATATGATCAACAAAATGTGTAATAGATTCTGTTGGAATGAACAAAGCTAATTGTTTTCCATATTGACCATCTTGGATCTTAAAAGAAATTGGTTTAGGTAATGCTGGATTGAAAGTAAAATCTGACATAATTAATTAAAAAATTGAGCTAATAAAGTGTTGAAGAATGAATTAAAAGAAACTTTGTTTTGTTTACAATGATCTTTTATTTTAGAAGCAAGGGTGTCATTGGTTCTGACACTAAAGATGTTTTTGTTCCAATCTTTTTTACGTTGCTGTTTGCGGAGAAGAAGTTCATTCAATACTTGTTCTCTCGCAGTGTTAGCAGTTTCATCTGGTGTCATAGGCTTTCATCTATCTTAGAGATTTCAAGAGCTAAAAACTCACCATGTTCAGCAGTAGTAATATGTCTGGTAATCTTTGTATCTTTAATACTGAACTTCTTTCTGAAAGATTCGACTACATCTTTCATCTTGAGTGGATTACTTTGATGAAGTGCCTGTAGCTTTTCAAGAATAGTTTCCTTTGCTTCTTTGGTAATAGGATCAGGAAGTTTATCTAAAACAGACGTAGATTCTAGTTTTTGATTAGGTTTTGTAGGAGTTTTCGCTACACCTGTTTTTGGTGGTGGAGTTTTGGTAAGTGAATTACCATCATCATCATCGTTAGCTAGTCCGTAAACAGAAAGTAATCCATATCTACGAGCATAGGTTTGAGCAGAACCAGCTTCCTGATGTGCATTTTTTACATTACTGGGAATCTTTGGTACAGGAAACTTACTGACTAAAGGTTCATCACCAGAAACGTGCATCAATTTTGTAATGACTATCGTAATAACTTCTCCCTCTGGAGTAATTACATAATCATTCAACTGTGTATGACAAAGACCAAACTCTGTAGCTGGTTGAACAGCAAGTAGAGCTTGAGCCAATGTTGTATATTTGCTTTTATAAAATGGATTTTTACCATCTAAACCAGCAGCATGATGCTTTTGCTGGAAAGCGTTTAGTGCCTCGATTAATGTCGAAGGCTGTTTGGTAGCCATGAGTAATTGTTTACTTGATATTTATATTACACATATATCATGTTTACTGCAAGGCAGCTTGTAACAATGTGTTGAATTGTTCTGGAGTCAAGACCATTCTCCATTGACCTCCTCTAAACCTAACCATGCTTGCAACGAAGTCTACACCAGCATTTTTTCTCTGTGTTTCCACTTCCCTGGGTTTTATCAAGCAAGCTCTGGACTTATCTTTGTAATCTGCCACCTGTATTACGCAGTTTGGTATGCCATATATATCTCCAACATCATCTGGTATTCCTGCTGCAAGATTTCTTTTACATTCAAAACCAGTAACTTCTGTTAATAGTTCTGCTGCTTCCCTTTCAGCTTTGTCTCCTTTTCGTTTTTGTGGATTAGTCATCCTTGAAGTGATCGAATACGTTTTTGTATATCATCAAATGCTACAACATAATCTTTATCTGAGATTTCATTTTGAAACCATTGCCATTCAAGTGATGCAATTTCATTGTTTAGCTTTGTGATCAAATACTTTTTTCTTCGATCAAGTTCTCTATAAAAACATTTCATCTCATTACTTTCCATTTTCTTCTTATTTTTGAATTAAGTTGTTTTGTTTTTTGTCTTTTAAGACTTAGATAAGTGTCATTAAGTTCATCAATAAGGTGGGTAAAGTCTCCTTGAGATGACATTTCTAATGATCTTTCAAAGTTAACAATAGATGCTTTGATTAATTCCAAATCTCTACCTGAGACATCAAGTATATATCTCATCAATCTTCCTCTATATAAGCTGTACCATTTGATGTACTTGTATTACATCTAAGTGTATTTTGTTCTTCTTCCATCATTTGTATCCAAGGTGGTTGGGCATTACAGATCAAAACACTTTCAATCCTAGTAGGAGATAAATATATTCCATGTTTAGCAGCTTCTACAGGATCAGCAGTGCCATTGTAAGAAGGTCTTGATATATAAGATCCATTACTTCTTTGCCAAGTAATCCAAGCCTCGTAATAACATTGAAAAAATTTATAATTATGACGAGGATTATCAGGATCAAGTTTTTTTAATTTTTCATAAATTTTAAGATAAGTTTTCTTATCTGTATCATTTACAATTTCTTCTGTCATCGTTTAGTCCACTCCGAGATAAGTTTTCTTAGCTCCTCGATACGTTTCTGAGCAGCTTGTATTCTTTCTTGTTTTGTCATTAGAACAATTCCTGTTCTGATTCAAACTTTTCCCATGCTTTTTGCCATGCAGCTTCGCATCTTTCTGTGGGTTGATCAATGTTCATAATACATCTACCTTCAAATGCCCAAATCGTATTACATACATCTGGAGTTATCCCATAGTTTAGTTTCAACATTTCAACGTAGCAACCAAGTTGTTTATCAGTTGAGTAAGGTTCTTTCCAGTACATATCAAGATCCTCGATATATAGCAGACCATCTTTCTTTCTTTTTCGCATGAAATAATCACAACTACTTTTTGTTTTTAAGTCAATCAATCTTATCTGGTTAGTTTTAGTATCTCGACCAAGTAAATCAAGTTGACCGCCAACTGATTTATCAGGTATCGACATCATATGTTCAACTGCCATCGGTTCAAAATGTGTGAACAGTTCATGTTGAAGTAATGGTTCAACCCATGCACCATATTCATCAGGATCAATTTTGCTATTACCCAACATATGTTCAGCTAGACATTCATGGCACTTCTCCCCTCTAGGCTGCCATTGTGATCTCCACTTTTCGATATTTTCTTTATCTTCTTCAGATAATTCACTACAGACTTGAGTAGTTGAATAAGACATCCATTGTTTGGTTTCTGTATTCACATATCTGTGTGTATTTTCATCTCTTTTGATTGGAAGAGGTTTTAAAAGTTGGAAGGTTTTCATTGTTAGAAATCGTAAGTTGGAAGGTCTTTAGGATCAATAATTTCTATTGTTTCCTTTTTTGGTTTGGGTGCTTTCACCCTAGCAAGGTTTTGGTATTTGACACCTTGATAACCTTGCGGAAATGCTTTGTTACCTTTGGTGTTGTTAACACATTCTGTCCACCCTGGGGGTGGGGTATCTAAATCTTTAAGAGTCCACATCATACGATCAGGATTTTTAGGATTAGGTTTCTTCAAACCATCTTTAAGAAGTTTAATTATGGATGCTTGATCAAAAATTCTTTCCATTAATCTTCTCCACTTGTTGCATCTAAGTTAATCCACTTGTTTGTATCTTCTTTATATTCCCAACAGCATTGATACTGATCAAGATATATATATCCGTCATAAGGATTATGAGGAAAGTGAATCTTTTCATCAAAACCATAAGCATTCATCATTTTTTTACCTCCTTTTGTTCTATTGATTTAATTGCACTATCAATTACATCACGCACACCTTTTAGATATATATAAGCTGATTTATTTTCTAATGCTAATTCAATTAATTTAAGAGATTCAGTTGATGTTTTATTAAATGCTCTTTGGACTTTAATTTCTTCAGTAAGTTTTCCTTTATTTGTCATGATTCAAAACCTCCTTTTGCTGTAAATACTCTTGATGCAGGATGATTATTTTTTGGTTCTTCTGTAAATTTAGATTCCTTTATCTCATATATATCCTTCCATCCCCCTGCTATTGCCTTTTCAAGAGCATTCTTCTTACCTTGAGGTGGAAATGTTCGTAACTTCTTAAAAATCCTCTCAGAAACGCTTGTAGAGCAAGTTGCCTTATTTCGATGTCTTACAGCCCACCATTCAACAATCAAATCAGCATACTCTTTCAAATCCCCAGGAATCATATTTGGGGAGATTACTGAAGATGCAAAAGGATCTGATCCATTCGTTAATGCTTTAGGTTTTCTCTTTGTAGCACTTTTCATCTTCTGTTTAAGAATTAATCGAATAAACTGAGGTAT